CCTAGCGCTGAATGCTGGCTGGGACAATGAAATGCTCACGATTGAGCTAAACGACCTGTTGGCTGATGGGTTTGCGCTGGAATTGCTGGGGTTTGACCCGAAAGAGTTGAACGCGCTGCTTGAGCCAGAACAGATTGAGGGATTGACGGACGAGGACGAAACCCCACCGATCCCTGAAGAACCTAAAACAAAACCTGGGGATATCTACCAACTGGGCAACCATCGTCTGATGTGCGGGGACAGCACCAGCATCGATGCTGTGGACAGGCTGATGGATGGGCAGAAAGCCGACATGGTGTTCACAGACCCGCCTTACAACATTGGCTATAAAGACATGAATGGAGTTCACGACGCTATCAAAAATGACAAGATGGACGACGATGAATTCTTGGATTTTCTGCGTTCCACCATCATGCCCTGCGACATCATGTATGTATGCTGTTCTTGGCAGTACGCGCACCTATTCAAGCAGGTGATGGCTGAACTGGATAAACCCGCAAAGGCGATGATTGTTTGGGATAAAGTCAACCCAGCGCAAAATCTAGACCTTTACTTTAAACAGCACGAAATTATCTTCTATCACGGCCCGTTTGGTGGACAAAAGACGCAGCGTGGCGATATCTGGCAGGTCAAGCGCCAGCGCAACACCGTACACCCGACTATGAAGCCTGTTGAATTGATTGAACTTGCGCTAAACGATCACCCGACAAAAAAGATTGTTTATGACGCATTCGGTGGTAGCGGCAGCACCCTTATTGCTTGCGAGAAGGTCGGTAAACGCGCAAGATTGATGGAACTGGAACCAAAGTATTGCGATGTAATTGTCAAACGCTGGGAAGACTTCACAGGCAAGAAAGCCACCCTCTTGACCGCAGAACCCGAAACTGTGTAAACTTATGTAACACTTCCCGATTATAAAATGACTGACAAACATATTCCCACCGATGAGCAGCGCCGATTGGTTGAATCGACCAGCGGTCTGGGCTTGCCGCAGGAACAAATTGCCATTCTTGTGGACATTGACGAAAAGACCTTGAGGCTGCATTACCGCAAAGAACTGGATGCGGGAAAGGCAAAGGCCAACGGGCAGATCGCCAAGACGCTGTATTCAAAAGCCATTTCTGGCGATACAACAAGCCTCATTTGGTGGACGAAAACCCAGATGAAATGGTCGGAAACCGTCAAACAGGAATTGACAGGCGCTGAAGGTTCGCCCCTGATTACTGGGATCAATGTGAGTTTCGTGAAGCCAGAATGATCGCAAACGCTCAGTTTCCAGCAAAACTGGAGTGTCTGTTCAACCCGCCAAGCAGTCGATACCGAGTTCTTTACGGTGGGCGAGGCGGGGCAAAGAGTTGGGGGGTCGCCAGGGCGCTCCTCATCAAAGCAGCCAAAGACCCGCTTCGTATCCTCTGTGCGCGGGAATTTATGACTTCCATGAAAGATTCCGTCCACAAGCTCCTGTGTGACCAGATCGTTGACCTCAAACTCACCGACTTTTACGAAATCACCCAATCCCAGATTCGGGGCAAAAACGGGTCGGAGTTCTCATTTGTTGGCCTGAAGAACAACGTGGCGAACGTCAAGTCTTATGAAGGGGTGGACATCTGCTGGGTGGAGGAAGCCCAAACCGTGTCCAGGCTGTCCTGGAACGTGCTGATCCCGACCATCCGCAAGGAAAACAGCGAAATCTGGGTGACCTTCAACCCTGAACTGGAGTCGGACGAGACTTACCAACGATTCGTTCTCCATCGCCCTGAAAACGCTGTGGTGACCAAAATCAACTGGTCGGACAACCCGTGGTTTCCTGAAACCCTCAAGCTGGAGATGGAATCCCTCAAAGCCCGCGACCCCGAAGCGCACAGGACGGTCTGGGAAGGGTTCTGCCGTCAAACGGTGGACGGGGCAATCTTTGCCAAGGAAATGCAGCTTGCCGAGATGGAGGGGCGCATCACCCGTGTTCCCTATGACGCAAATAAACCCGTTCACGCGGTCTTTGACCTGGGTTGGGCTGATGCCACCGCCATCTGGTTTGTGCAATTTATCGGGATGGAAACCCGCCTCATCCGCTACATTGAGGACAACCAGCAGACCATCAGCCACTACCTCGCCAAAATGCAGGGGTTTGGCTACGTCTACGACACTCTCTGGCTTCCCCATGATGCCCAGAACAAGACGCTTGCCAGCCAAGGCAGGAGCATTGAGGAGATTGTGCGGGCGGCTGGGTACAAGACGAGGGTCTTGGAGCGTGTGCCGATCCTGGATTCAATCAATGCTGCCCGAACCATCTTCAGGTCGTGTTATTTTGATGCCGAAAATTGCCATGAAGGGCTACAATGCCTCAGACACTATCGGTACGAAACAGACCCAGAGACAGGTCAGTTCAGCAGGAAACCGCTTCATGACCAGTTCTCGCATGGCGCTGATGCGTTTCGGTACATCGGGCTGATGGTGAACGAGCCGCGAGAGCGCAGAAAACCCAAACCGATCCTGTCTTATGGCTCGGCAAACAGTTGGATGGGGTGAACATGGACGATTACGATCCGATTATTGAAGAGGCAGTAGGCTTTCTGAAGTTCTGCAATGACGCAGACACAAACAACCGCCAGGAGGCACTTGAAGATCTCAAGTTTGTGAACGGTGACCAGTGGCCCGTTGAACTCCAGAACTCCCGCAACCTTGAATCTCGCCCTGTTCTGACCATCAACAAGCTCGACACCTACTGTCGGCAGGTCACGAACCAGCAACGCCAACAGCGTCCCCGCATCAAAGTCCACGCCACTAACACCCAAGCTGATGCCAAAACCGCACAGGTCATTTCGGGGCTGATTCGGCACATCGAGGTCAATTCCAACGCTGACCATGCCTACGACAACGGCTTTGACTATGCCGTGCGGATGGGCTGGGGGTACTGGCGGGTCAATACGAAATACGTCCGTGATGACAGTTTCGACCAGGAAATTTTCATTGACCCTGTGGATAACCCGTTCACGGTCTACTTTGATCCGAACTCAATCGCCCCTGATGGCTCAGACGCTGAAAAGTGCCTGATTACCACCATGCTGCCCAAAGATGTGTTCCGCAGTATGTATCCAGGCTTTGACGATGGGACAAGCTTCACCCAGCGCGGGACAGGCGACAGCCAATCCGAGTGGATCACCAAAGAGGACATCCGTCTTGCCGAGTATTTCTACACGGTGCGCGAACCCGCCATGCTTTACCTGCTGTCAGACGGGACTGCCCGATTCGCTGATGGCGCGGGATTCTTTGAGCGGGTGGAGGCTTCTGGGCTGACCGTGATCAATGAGCGTCAGTCCTACAAAAAGACGGTCAAGTGGAAAAAAATGACCGCGATTGAGGTGATTGAGGAGCGCGATTGGCCTGGGCGCTACATCCCCATCGTTCCCGTTTATGGGCGCAAGGTGGTAGTGGGCAACCGCACCAAGAAATTCGGCATGATCCGTCACGCCAAAGACCCTCAGCGGATGTATAACTTCTGGCAAACCTCGCTCACCGAGTCGATTGCACTCGCTCCAAAGGCCAAATGGCTCATGGCAGAGGGTCAAGACGAGGGTCATGAGAACGAGTGGGCACAGGCCAACATCAAGTCCACACCCTATCTGCGGTACAAGCAACGCGACATTGATGGGCAACCTGCGCCTCCTCCCCAGCGCCTCCAGCCTGAACCGCCTCCTGCTGGCGTGATCACTGCCGCTGGTGCGATCAATCAGGATTTACAGGCGATCATGGGGATTTTTGACCCCAACCAACTGCCCACGGGCAACATTTCAGGGAAGGCATTGAACGGTCAGCAGCAGCAGATCGACATGACCAACTTTGATTATTACGACAACCTTACAAGGTCAATCAGTCACACGGGCAAGATCATTCTCGACCTAATCCCCAAAATTTACGACTCCCAGCGGGCGATGCGAATCATTGGTGACGATGGGAAACCAGAAATGATCACCCTGAACGAGCGAATTGCTGTAGATAAGGTGTTGAACGATGTCACCGTGGGCGAATACGATGTGGTGATGGAAACTGGCCCTGGCTACAACTCCAAGCGTCAGGAGGCTGTGGACTCCATGCTTGGGATGCTCAAGGCAGACCCGACCCTCATGCAGACTGCTGGTGACCTCATCTTCAGGAACATGGATTTCCCTGGGGCTGACATCATTGCTGACCGTCTGGCGACCCTCAATCCGCTGTCCAAAGTGGACGAGAAAAGCCCGATCCCGCCTCAAGTGCAGATGCAACTCGCGCAAAGCGAAGACCAAATGCAGAAGATGGCTCAACAGATTCAGCAGCTTCAGATGGTCATCAAACAGCGCCAGGACATTGAGTCGGTCAAGCAGGATGCCGAAACCAAGCGCGAACTGCTCCGTCAGACCGCCAAGGCGCACAATACCGAGACAATGGCAGAGGTCAAGGTCAACGACCAGAACACCCGTGCCATCACCTCGCAAAACAAGATGGAAATTGAAGCAATTATGGAATTGTTGCTCCACCACATGGACACTGCCCGCCTGAATCAGGAAATCGCCAAGCGGGACAAAGAGCAACGTGCCACGATGGAGTTCGCAGCCTCTGACATTGAGTCGGGCGCGAATCCGTTGACGCAACAGTGAATTTCGTGGTAAAAACCACAAAACCTTACCCGTGAGGCTCACGGGGCACAATCGTAGGGATACGTATGTCCGAAAAAGAAGCAGGTCAAGTTTTGACCAGCGAAAACGCGGCTGAATTTTATGCAGAGAGATTGGGTTTAGCTGATCGTGCAAACGAGACTGTGGCGGTAGAGGAAACTCCAGCCGAGCCAGTTCAAGAGGCACAACAGAGTGAACCTGAAGAGCAGGAAGAAGCCAAGACCACAGAAGAGAAGAAACCGAACCCCAAACTTGAAAGGCGGTTTTCTGAGATCACCAAGCAACGTGAAGAAGCCAGAGCGGAAGCAAGGCGAGAGCGCGAAGCTAGGGAAGCCTTAGAAGCCAGGATCAAGGCGCTTGAGCAACCAAAGCCCACCGTGGTGGAGGAAGATCAAGAACCCCAACCCAGCCAGTTTCAGGATGCGTTTGAATATGCCAAAGCACTCGCAGAGTACACGGCTGACAAACGAATCGCTGAGATGAAAAAGCAAGAGGCAGAGGAACGTGCTGCACAAGAACGCCAAAAGGTCATTGAATCTTGGGCGAGTAAGGTGCAGACAGCCAAGGCGAATTTGCCTGATTTTGATGAGGTCGTGGCATCCAGCGATGTTGTCGTGAATGATGACGTGCGCGATGCGATTCTGGAGAGTGATGTTGGCCCGCAAGTGCTGTATCACCTAGCTGAAAACGACGAACTCGCCAAGAAAATCTCAGGTATGTCCACCAAGGCTGCTCTGCGAGAAATTGGGAAACTGGAAGAGCGCCTGAGCGCAAAGCCAGAGGTAAAAACCGATCCTGTGGTCAAAAGTAGAGCACCAGCACCGATCAATCCGATTCGTGGCGGGTCTGCACCACTGGACTTGCCCATCAATTCAGATGGGGAGTTCCACGGAACTTATGCCCAGTGGAAGGCCAACCGCAAAGCGGGGAAGATCAGGTAAACCTAATCTTTTTGGAGAAATCAAATGGCAAACCAATTGCTAACTATCTCCAAGATCACCAACGAAGCGTTGATGGTCTTGGAAAACGAACTGACCTTCACTTCGGAGGTTGACCGCAACTATGACGATCAATTCGCAGTCGTTGGCGCAAAAATCGGCAACACCGTGAACGTTCGTCGCCCTGGCCGTTTCATCGGCACGACTGGCCCTGCACTGAATGTTGAAGACTTCAACGAAACTTCCGTGCCCGTGACCCTTTCGACGCAATTCCACGTTGACACCCAGTTCACCACCCAAGACCTGGCTCTGTCGCTGGATATGTTCTCGGATCGCGTCCTGAAGCCCGCTGTCGCTGCAATCGCGAACAAGATTGACCGTGACGGTATGTCAATGGCAACCCTCCAGACCGCCAACATTGTTGGTACTGCTGGCACGCCTCCCACTGGCCTGATTACCTACCTCACCGCAGGCGCATATCTGGACGCTGAAGGCGCACCCCGCGATGGTCGTCGCTCTTGTATCGTTGAACCCTTCACCTCTGCCACCATCGTGGACAGCCTGAAAGGTTTGTTCGTTCCCCAAGAGGCCATCGGTGAACAGTACCGCAAGGGTCTGATGGGTCGTGATTCCGCTGGCATGAACTGGAAGATGGATCAGAACGTGGTTTCGCAGACGTTTGGTAGCAATACCACCACGACTGTGACCGCTTCTGTGAACACCACGACTGCCTCTGGTTTCCTGACCTCTGGCTGGGCATCGTCCTCCACCATCACGCTCACTGCTGCCAACACTGGCACGATGAACCTGAACGCTGGTGATGTGATCACCATCGCTGGTGTGTACGCTGTCAACCCCCAGAACCGTCAGGCTTACGGCTCGAACAAGCTCCGCAACTTTGTTGTGAAGCAGACCACCTCCATTGCTTCTGGCTCGTCTGGTAGCGTGGTTGTGTCTCCTGCCGTGATCACCGCTGGTCAGTTCCAGAACGTGACGATCCCCACCACCTCCAGTTCTGCCGCTGTGACCCAGTTCAACAGCACTGGTACTGTGTCGCCCCAGAACATCATCATGCATCGCAACGCCTTCACCTTGGCTGTGGCTGATCTTGAGTTGCCTGAGGGTGTGCATTTCGCAGGTCGTGCTTCCGACAAGGAAATCGGTCTGTCCATGCGTGTCGTTCGTCAGTACACCATCAACAACGATTCGATCCCGACTCGCCTTGATGTGCTGTATGGCTGGGCGCCCCTGTACCCCGAACTGGCTTGCCGTGTCGCAGCCTAATCATTGAAAGGAAAAAATCATGGCAAATCCTGGACCAGCATCAACTACCACGATTCACCCGCAGAACGTGGCATCCAATCAGGCGATCCGTCTGTTGGCTTCCGCAACTGGTGTGAACGTGAACGCTACTGGTGATCAAGCAGTTTTGCAGATCATCAACTCGACGAACTACTCAGTGTCAAACGTGGTGTTTACCAACGCCTCGACGAGCCTGACCACTGCCGCTGCTGGTGTTTTCACCGCTCCTAGCGCAGGTGGTACGGCTATCGTGGCAAACGCCGCTTTGTCCGCACTGACGGGTTCAACCGTTGTTTCTCAGCGCACTGTTGCCGCTACCGCTACACAATCGGGTCAAAACCTGTATGTGAACGTGGGCACGGCACAAGGCGCTGCCGCAACGATGGACGTTTACGTCTACGGCTATGACTTCAGCACCTATTCCTGATTTCATGTAAACCGAGGGAAAGCCACTCTCACAAGGGGTGGCTTTTCTTTTTTTTCAAAGTACAATTTCCTCAAACTAGGAGAAATCATGTCTTCTACGACTGTCACCCGTGGCAACTCCCACGAAACCTTCTACATTCAGCCTAGCCTGACTCCCGTTGCAGTCGCTGCCAACACCACCGCTGCCCAAACCTTTGCTCTTCCTGGTCTTCAGACCACGGACATTGTTTTGGTTGTCGGTTTGAACGGTGCGCAAACCACCGGGATCGTTGTTGCCGAGGCTGACTGCTTGACCGCCAACGTGTTGAGCATTCAGTTCGGCAACTTGACGGCTTCCTCTGCCACTCCTGCTGCTGGTGTTTACACCCTTCAGATCGTGCGCTTGGAAGGCCCAGCACCCGTCACTGCGGTGTAATCATGGCAAGCTCATCTGTTCAGCGTAACGCTGGCCCGACAGTAGCTCTATCGGTCACAAACACCGCTCATGCGGCTGTTTTGATTGATGACAGCACCAACGACCAGATCAACTACACATCATTCCTCAACCTGGGCGCTGCCCCGATTGCGGTTCGATGGGGAACGACTGATCCTGGAGCGCCCACTTTCCCCACGGACGGTACAAACGGTGATTTCGTGTTGCCCCCCAACATGACATTGCCCATGATCGTGGCGACTCCCACCACTCCTTACTACCTGACAGCCAAGTCCAATTCGGCAACGGCTGGCGTGTTGTATGTGACTCCTGCGGCTGATCAAAGCTGATGGCAAACCCTGCTCAATCGAATTACCAGAACTTACTGCCTGTTCAGGCGTATTTCGCACTGGACGGCACGTTCCAAACTTTCATTGGGCAGGGTCAGCCTTTTTATGCCACGGTGAACCCGATTCAGTCGGGTCTGCAAATCACCAATTCAACCCTTGACTCAAGCCCGATTGGGTCAATCACCCCGTCCACTGGGGTTTTCACCAATATTCTGACCACCACGGGTCAAATCACGACCTCGCCCGTGGGCAACACCGATATCGTCAACAAGCTGTATGTGGACTCAATCGCCCAAGGGCTGAGTCCGAAACAGGCTGTCAAGTGCGCCACGACTGCGAATATCACGCTTTCTGGCCTTCAGACCATTGACACATACACGACTTTGGCGGGTGACAGGGTATTGGTGAAAAACCAGACCAACACAGCCGAAAACGGCATCTATATCGCTGGTTCTGGGGCGTGGACGCGCTCCACGGACATGGATGTCTGGTCGGAAGTCCCAGGCGCTTACACGGTCATCCTGTACGGCTCTGCAAATGCAAACACCTCATGGGTGTGTACCGCCTCCGACACAGGCACGATTGGCGTTACCGCCATGCCTTGGGTGCAGTTTTCGGGGAATTCGGTCTATTTTGCGGGCACGGGGCTGAACCTTGCCGCGAACACCTTCAGCATTGCCAACACTGGCGTGACCGCTGGGTCGTATGGATCGGCTTCTCAGTCCTTGACTGCCACGGTCAACGCCCAAGGTCAACTGACGGCACTTTCTGCCCAAAATATCGCTATCGGTGCGAGTCAAATCACCTCGGGGACGATCTCTTCAAGCCTCATTTCGGGGTCTTACACGGGGATTACAGGGGTCGGGACGCTCACCGCAGGCACTTGGAACGCAAGCACCGTGGGCGTGGCTTATGGGGGCACTGGGGCGATCTCTCTCACGGGATACGTCAAGGGCAGTGGGACAAGCGCATTCACGGCTTCCACCACGATCCCCACGACTGACCTGAGCGGGCAAATCACCAACGCCCAACTGCAAAACAGCACGATTTCTGGTGTTTCGCTTGGGTCAAATCTGTTTTCTCTGACGATTGGGTCGGGGCTTTCGGGGACAAGCTACAACGGATCGGCAGCGGTCACCATCACCAACACAAGCCCAATGGTCTACCCGCCCTCGGGGATTCCAAGTTCCACGGGGACTGCCTGGAATACGAGCTACAGCACCACGGGGTCTGGAACGGTTTTGGCACTGGCTACTGGGCCAACCCTCAACAACCCCACGGTCAGCAATTACGTGGCGTTTACGCCATCTTCTGCCCCCACCTATGCGGTTGGCGCGACCTGGTACGACAGCGGGACTGCCACGCTCTCCTATTACAACGACACCACCAGCAATATCGTTCGGGTTGGCGCACAACTTCAGCAGCAGGTCAGAAACTCGACGGGATCAACCATCACCAAGGGTCAGGTTGTCTACATCTCTGGCTCAACAGGGCAGATTGGCAACATCATTCTGGCTCAGGCCAATGCTTACAACACCTCGCAGGTGATTGGTATCACTGTTCAGGACATCCCGAACAACACCAATGGCTATGTCGTGATTTATGGGACGGTGGAGAACATCAACACCAGCGGACTCACGGCAGGGCAGAACATTTACCTGTCTGCCACCACCCCTGGTGCGCTGACCCAGACTGAGCCATCTACCCCAGACTATGCGGTTCACATGGGGGTGTGCCTTTACTCCAACACCAACAACGGCAAATTGCTGATTGTTCCTGACAACAAATCAATTGACTCTGGCTACATCATCGGTCAGGTGGCGATTGCTCAAGGTGGCACAAACGGCACGGCAACGCCCACAGCGGGTGCGGTGGCGTATGGGACGGGCACTGCCTACGCCTTCACCTCAGCAGGGACAACGGGGCAGGTTTTGCAGTCCAACGGGACAAGCGCCCCCACCTGGGTGACTCCCACGGCTTACGCCACGGTGACGGATGACACAACGACTGCCAGCGCCCGATACCCGCTTTTTGCGAATCAGACCACGGGCAACCTGACCACCGAATACACCAGCTCCACCAAGCTCCAATATGTGCCCTCCACGGGGACTCTGACCGCAACAGCGTTCAGCGGGGCTGGCACGGGGCTGACGGGGACGGCTTCTGGCCTGTCCATTGGTGGGAATGCTGCCACGGCAACCACCGCGACCACCGCAACCAATGTGGGTGGCGGGGCGGTCAACCAGATCGTCTATCAGACGGGCGCGGGCGCGACAGGGTTTATCACCGCTCCGACCATTGCCAGCACCAGTTTGACTTGGAACGGGTCTGCCTTCACTTGGGCGACAGCGGGAACTGCGGTCACGATTTCTGATGACACCACGACGAACGCGACTCGATATCCGCTGTTTGCCAATGCGACCTCGGGCACGGTCAGCACGGAATACACAAGCTCAACCAAGCTGCAATACAACCCGAGCAACGGTGAACTGTCCTCTTACGAGATGGTTTCCTCCAACGGCATTGCGGTAAATTCAGCCACAGTTGCCTCAAATTACACGATAATCTCGGGGACAAACGGCATTTCAGTTGGCCCGATCACTGTGAATTCAAGTGTGTCGGTCACCATTGGCAGTTCATCTGTTTGGAGGGTGTTGTGACGGTAGCAATCAGCGGTCAAGATGGCATTCTGAGGAATGTTGACTACCAAACCCCCACAACTGGCTTCAGTTACACGGTGGCCTCTGGGATTCAGGTTGTCATTCTCAAGCCTCTTGCGCTTTTGGCGGCTGGCACTGTGACGATGCCTCTCTCGCCATCGGACGGGATGACGGTCACGATTTCAACAACGCAAACGATTACTGCGCTGACGCTCAGTCCCAACACAGGGCAGAGTGTGAGCAACGCAATCACAACTCTGTTGGCTGGGGGCGCTGCTTCCTACCTTTACAGGGCGGCTGACACAACTTGGTATAGGGTGGGTTAATCATGAGTACACTGGTTTTACAGGCAGCATCTGGTGGGCAAATCAGCCTAGTGGGTGCAAACACTGCCGCAACTTACACCATCACCGTTCCTGCGGTGACGGGCAACATGATCACTTCTGGCGACACGGCAACGGTCACCAGCACGATGTTGGCGGCGAGTCTGAGCCTCACCACCCCGAACCTGGGAACTCCGAGTGCGGGTGTGATGACCAACGTCACGGGTCTGCCTCTCACCACGGGCGTGACAGGCACATTGCCTGTTGCCAACGGTGGGACTGGGGTCACAACCAGCACGGGATCTGGTTCTGTGGTGCTTGGAACATCACCCACGGTCAACAATCCCACGGTGACCAACTACACCGAATCGGTGGTGGCGATTGGCAACTCAGGCACGACCCAGACCCTTTCGTTGACGAGTGGCACGGTGCAGACGGTGACTCTGACGGGGAACTGCACGTTCACGATGCCCACTGCCACGGCTGGCAAGTCTTTCATTTTGATTGTGGTGCAAGACGGCACGGGTGGTAGGACTGCTACGTTCACCTCGGTGAAGTGGCCTAATGGCACTGCGCCAACGATCACCACGACTGCAACCACGGGGCGTGACATTCTGACGTTTGTGGCAGATGGCACGAATTGGTACGGTACTTTTGCTCAGAACTTCTCATAATGTTTGCCGCAAAGAACGAACTTTTCACCCGTCCAAGTGGCTACACGATCAGCCGCTCTGTGCGGTTGCGCTCATCTGCGTCTGCTTATTTCAATCGCACATTTGGAACACCAACAAGCACTACAACATGGAGTTTAAGTTGGTGGGTAAAACGAGGAAACTTGACAGCAAATGCACAAATCTTTAGTGCTGGTGGAGATTTTATTTATTTTGGTGGAGCAACTCTTGTAATTAAAGCTGTTAGTGGCGCAGTTTTAGAAACATCACAAGTTTTTCGTGACCCTAGTGCTTGGTATCATTTTTTGGTTGTCGCTGATACAACAAATGCAACTGCTGACAATCGAGTTAAGTTCTATGTTAATGGTTCTCAAGTAACTGCGTTTTCAAGTAGAACAAATCCATCACAAAATGCCGCAACAATTTTTAATGCCGCAAGCTCGTCAAATAGAATTGGTGGTACAGGTAGTGCTGAATTCGTTGACGGTTACCTCACCGAAATCAACTTCATTGACGGTCAAGCCCTGACGCCCGCATCATTCGGTGAAACCGATGCAGTCACTGGTGTATGGAAGCCAAAGAAGTACGCTGGCACATACGGCACAAATGGCTTCTATCTGAACTTCTCGGACAACAGTTCAAACACCGCCACGACCATTGGCAAAGATTACTCTGGCAACGGCAACAACTGGACACCGAACAACATCAGCGTGACCAGTGGGGTGACCTATGACTCCATGATTGATGTGCCGACGATGTGGGCTGATGGTGGGAATGGGCGCGGCAACTATGCGGTGCTGAATCCGTTAAAAACAAGTGTGATTGTTGATAACGGCAATCTTCGTGCATATTCAACAGCGGGTGTTGCAAAAACGGTACTTGCAACACAAAGTGCAACAGGTATAAAGATTTATTATGAAGTAGTTTGTCAGGCAACCGATGCTGTTGGCGCTCCTGTAATTGGTTTGTGGACTGATGCTGGTTCTATTAGTGGTGTTGGTATTGCTGGCTATGGGTCAGATGGTTATTTCTATTTTGCTAATGGAACTAACTCTAGTGGGCATGGAACATATACGACCAATGATGTCATTATGGTTGCTTATGATTCATCCAATGGAAAAGTTTGGTATGGCAAAAACGGAACTTGGACAGGTAGTGGCGACCCCGCAACTGGTACAAATCCATCTGACACGTTATCGTCAACGCAATATCAAGCAAACGTGTATCCATCCATTTATAACTATGGATCATCACAAATCGCAG